CAGTATTACTTCGTTGTTACCTTCTACAACTCTATCCTCAAACAGTGAGTCAATAAGCTTGTATGTCATAGGCTTCATATCAACGTGTATAATCTCCTCCTCTATTACAGATTGGAATCCAGCCTGCTCCTGCGTGTAGGTAGTCATTATGTGAGACACGTCTCCCATTATCTTATCCTCTATACCAAATGAGTAGTCGTTATACATGAACGCACCTATCCTCTTTTGTTTTGGAACAACATAATCAGATGCCCACTTATAGAACGTAGTGTACCTACTCCAAGGAGAGTATGCTGATACCCACATCTGGTGATACATCTGACTGAATGACTCTGGACAAGGTGTCCCAGACAGCATGATGATAGGCAGATGCCCGAACCTTTTCTTGAAGTATTTGGCTCCAGATGACGGCTTAGGGAACGCACCATGCCTGTGTGACTCGTCCATTATAACAAGATCAAAGTCTGTGCATGTTATCTTATGCATTGACTCGTTATTATATATGGTTTGCATAAAATAACTATCAAAACCAAAGTCTTTATAGTCACTAGTAATACTGTCAATAGCCTTCTTCTTTGTAAGGAATAGAACCTTCTTAGCGCCAAAAAGTCTGGCCACCTCCATAGAGGTAGCCGACTTCCCAGTTCTCACGCTCCAAGCCATGTATAGTATCTTGTACCTATTGAGTATCTCGACACCATTCATAGCTCCTTGCTTCTGATAATCTCTGAGTTCTTTCATGTTAAAACAATTTAGACTGTTCGTCATACTTCATCTCGAACTTAACCATCTTACCTAGTGCGCTCCTATACGTTATAGGTCTGACGTTAAACATATACTCGCCCCAAGAGTCTAACCACTTATAGAACTTAGTAAGCGGAAGCGACATCTTACCTCTAGGTCCGTAGTCTGGGTTCTGTTCCGTGAACGAACGATACATCTCCTGCCCTAACGTCTCAGAGCCAACCTTAGTCATGTTGTTGTACCTATCTTTGCACCAGTCATAGAAGTCCATGGATGTCTCAGCAACAAACTTCCTCTCTCTGAGGTTCTTGAACTGTGACTTAATTAGACCCTTCTTGAGGTACATCTGTAGGTTAGCAATCATGTAGTTGTCAAACTTAGACCACTCCTGCGCATCCCAACCTGTAAACAGTTGGTGACCGAACTCGTTCTCTGGAGTGAAGTTCTTGCTGTAGTGCTGTGCGAACTCAAGCTCCCACTTCCTTCTTTCGAACGAGTTACCTGCACCTTTGATTGCGTAGTTAGTGGTTATTACAATCTTTGGGGATCTCTCGAACGGTATGTGTATCTCATCCTTATTCTTCTTCTCAAGCGTTATCCCCTCAGTGATGATGGAGAACAGCTTCTCGAAGTCGAAGTGTCTGCTAACGTCATCAAACACCAGTAACTGAGTATCCGCTGACACCCTCTGGTATGGGAATGACTTGTTAAATGTGAACGCCTTACCGTCAATGATGACCGTCTTCTTTAGATGAGATATAGAGCTGACAAAGATACCCTTACCAGTACCACCCTCTGGATTATCTGATATCACCTCGTCATTAATGATGACTGCTGGCGCATAGCTCGGTGGCTTGTAGCTGTGCATAAGGTATCCTGCCGTTGACTCTATAGACCTTATCCTATCGGTCTCTCCTCCCCCTATATTACTTATAAACTTCTTGTATACACTGTCCGAGTAGTCGCAGACTACGAAGTCTCTGTCGATCATTTGTTTCTCCCATATGTACCCATCTATGTCTGAGTAGTCAATTATATCGACACTGTTGATAGTAACCTTGACAGCACAGTTCCTGTAGTACAGGTACGCTGTATCCTTGTCGTCCTTAATTATATTAGGTCTAATGGTATTAAGGAATGAAAGGTGATCCTCCTTGAATAGCTTACTCTTATCTGCAAAGTAGTTGTATATACTCTTGTCATCCAAGTTGTACAGGTAATCATTCAGAACTGCGTCCTTGATAGTCGTGTCGTACGCATCAGATATAATGTTGTTACGGACCTTAACAAACACGAACGCATTACCTCCTTCAACATGATACTTGCCGTAACCCATGAACTCAAGGTACTCCTTGTATAGGTGATTGATATGTGTAACAGAACCCTTACTACTCTTAGACCAGAACACTGTAGGATCATTGGCATCTACCTCTGACGCTATGGACTGAACAACCTCAGCAGACAGTAGGTTATTCATACTAACCAACTCGTCTGTTGGTACACCCTGCTTTGCCATAGTCTTGATGGCATCAACCTTCGCATTGTCCTCATAGAACTTAGTACCATGAGCTGAGGTATTCTTATACGCACTGCGTAGAATATTGACTATCTCCTTCTCCTTTCCTCCCTCGTCATAACTAAGCAACACGTCTCTAGCCTCCTGCTCATTGATACCAAACTCGTTTAGTGCTGACGCAAGTATGAACAGGTTATTGTTCTTCTGACCCTGCACCATACCGAAGTCTCGTTCCCACCACACCAGTAGTCTTCGTACTATCTCGTTAGTGTTGTCCAACTTAATAGTACTTCTAGATGTACTCTTCTCAAATATCTTATACTCCTCGGTGGTTATCTCAGTGAACACCTCGCTGTTCTCATTTACAAATATGTCTGGGTCGTACGACTCGAAGCATACACGACTGATATCCTTTGTCGATGTGTCGAACTGTGGCATGTCGTAGTACTTCTTGAGTGACAGGAAGTAGTTCAAGTGGTTATCTATATCTTTAGGTATTCTGACTACTACCTTTAAACCATCACCAGATGGTGATAGGAATACGGCATACGAGTACTTGTCCCTTGTAAGAAAGTGCCTAAAGTCCATCATAACCCACTCGTCATCAAACCCATCGAAATCGATGGCAATAAACCCACTATGCTCAACGATTGCAGCCTTGGACCTCTTGGTGAATGTACCAGAGAAACAGATAGCTGGAAGACCCTTCTTCAGCTCGTTTCTTTTTGCTTTGTTTTCTGGTCCTGCATACTGCCTAATCCTCTCACATAGGTCCTTTGACTTACCTATACGTATGCGTTCAAGTGCTTTGCTTATATCAATATAGTATGGCTTATCAGTCTCTGATAATGACTTAAAGTATGTAATCATAAAAATTTTTATTAAGACCGTTAAGAAAAGCTACCCACCAGTGCGATGGGTAGCTGTTGATCAATTAGAAAGGGAGCTCTTCATCATCCTCAGCAACTACTGTTGGAGCAGGAGCAGGAGCTACAGCATCCCCACCCTGTAGCTCGATTCTCCAAGCCTCAATAGTATTGAAGTACTTAACCTCTCCCTGTGGACTTGTCCACTCCCTTCCTCGAAGGTTGAACGATACGTCTACAGATTGACCCTCCATAAAACTGTTTAACTCATCACACTTAGCATTGGTTAACTGCATGATGATGTCTTGAGGGTACTTGTCTGTCTCGTTAATCGTTACAACGAATTCTCTCTTAGAAAACTTTTCGCTTACCTCTTTCTTTTCGCCAATCATTTTGATTGTGCCACTTAATTTGAATTGATTCATTTGTTTTTGTTTAATAAAAATTGTTTATAATTATCTGCATACTTCAATGCCATCTTAATACGTCTGTCCATGTGACGAACGTGTTCCTCTGTAAGCTCTACAGGTACAGCAGTAAGCCTTATGTTATCCTGCAAGTTACTGGAGAAGTGAAGGCTATCGTCCTCATAATCTGGGACCAAGCTCTCTGGTGTGTCTACAAGTGCGTGAAACACCACGCCAGATCGCCAGTCCCGATCACCAGTCATTCCCTGCAACATGTAAAGATAGGTCCTAACCTGCCAAGTATATGTGCTGTTCTCTGCCTTCTTTATTGTCTTAGGGAAAGTCTTCTTATTCCAAGAACTCTTGGCATCCTTCACCATCTTAGTTATCTCACATACGATGTCTGGATGTCCTACAATACTATTGTAAGATAGCTCATAGTACTTATCTCCTTCTTGTAGTTTCTTGTGTGACGTGAAGTTAACGCTGTTGTAAAGCTCTATGCTTGAGTTCTCTACGTCCTCATCCCTACCCTTACTAACCTCCTTACTGTCAAACGTTGCCCTGTACTGGTACACCTCAGCATCGACATACTCCTCGATAAGGGTCTTCGCTCCATCTGGTAGCTCGAAGTCTCCGTTCTCGTACTTCTCCTTCATGGTAAGCAACTCATCGAGCTCCCTCTCCATGTTGTCTGTTAGCTTGTACTTAGCCTTGAGCTTTGGGTCAGACTCAGTGAGAAAGTTAGCGTGTCTTGTAGACAGCTCGTTCAATCTCTCCTGCTGTTTGTCTGTTAACCCATCAGTGCCAAGGAAGAGTGGTGCTATGTTATGAGTTCTGAACTGCATCCTGTAAAGCTTTAAGTTGTTCTTCTGTTACTGAGTACTTGTTGAGGATAGCGTCAAGAGTTGTTGAGCCCTTCTCAAGTGATGCGATTGCCTTTGGCAACACGTCATCTGATAGTGTCTCCTTCTCCTTCTTTGCCGCCTGTACTGGCCTGCTACTGAAACGTAGTGCGTCAACCTTACCCTCTGGTGATGACACCTTCTCCACACCAAGCTGGATAGGCTTACCAAGGTACACGTCCTGCTCTACACTATCGAATAGTTTCTGTAGTCGTTTGAAGTTCGTTACGTTGACAACCATAGGTTTCTGGAACTCCTTGAGTTTAGCGAATACCTTTCGCTCCTTACCCATTTGTCCTACCATCTCGTCAACGAAGAACTTTTCGATT